CCCACGGTGGTGTCATAGACGTAGCCGCTCGAGGCGGTGAAGGTGTTGAGGGTACTCGCCCCGCCCACGATGAGCGTCCCCGCGTCCACCTCGAAGATGTCCGCCCCCGCGGCGAACGTGGCCAGGCCCCGAAGTCCGAGGGTGCCCGAGATGTAGACGCCCGAGAAGCGCCCCATCCCGCCGTCGAAGCCCCCGGAGAAGGTGCCGCCGGAGGTGACATCGCCGGAGAAACTCCCGGTTCCACCGATGAGCGCCCGAACCCGGCAGAGCATGTTGACGCCGCAGTTGTTGGGGGCCGGCTGGGCGTAGATAACGGCCTCCAGCGCCACCAGTCCGGCGAACACCGCCACGACGCACCATTGCCAGCGCTTCATGACGTGGCCATTCCCAAGACGCTCTGGAAGCCGTCCACTCGCAAGAGGAAGTCTGCGGAGGTGCCCGTCAGGCTCGAGGCCGCGTAGAGCAGAAGGTTGCCGTGCCGAGCCGGGATGCGCATCGGCGCGAACATGTAGCCGTTAGGGCCAGTGTACGTCCCGGCCGTCACGGCCAGATCCAGGTCCGGCGAGCGATCCCAGGTGCCCGTCCATGGCGCCCAGCACCACGCCAGGAGGTTGCCCCCAGTGAGCGTCAGGCCGGGGTTCGGGTAGAGCCGGGCGGTGATCGCCATGATGCCAGTCAACCAGAGGCCATCCCCGGCGCGCGTGGCGCCGACGCCAGGATCGGTCTGCCCGGAGGAGCACAGCGAGGAGAGGATGTACTCCCCTTGCGAGTTGACGGTAGGTGGCGCTGGCGTTGCCGGGGAGCGCGTCGCCGATTGCCGCTCCACGTAGAAGGCCGTTGGTCTTGGTCCGCCCTGGGGCATCTATCTTCCCTCCATCCTTGAGTCGAGGCGCTGTGCCGCCGTCTGGGCACGCCCAGCCTGCTTCAGCGCGCCCGCATTCGGGTTCGGTTGCGCCAATTGGTCCATGCCGGATGTCTGTGTGGCACCTGCATACACGGCCTGGTTCGCCGCAATGGCGTTCCATCCCATGGCGCCGTCCAGCTGGAACCCCGTCAACATGGAGGCCATCATACGCGACTGCGGTCGAATCGTCTTCCCCCCGTGGCCCATGAGGGCGTGCAGGAAGCGCTCTTGAACGTGCTGGTACAGCGCCGGAGAGCCCAGACGGAAGCCTGCGACGTGATCTGGCGTCAGTGTGCCCTGGCGCGCATGCGTGAGAGCCCGAAGCGGGTTCTCCACCACTTCGGCGAACCGTGCGAACTTGGCCAAGTCGTGGGCGCTCGGCTTCACCTTTCTGGCGTGCAGTCCAGGTAGACGGGCCTGGGGGGCCTTCGCGGCGAGCAAGGCAACCTTCTGCGCGGCGGCCAGCTGGAGGGCTTGAGCGATGCCGGGGGCATGGTGGTGGAGCTCATCCGTCTGCCGGGCAAGGGCCTCCTCAAGGAGCTCCGGCGAAGCCGCAAGCCGGCGAGCATCCACTGCATCGGCGGCGCGGCGAGAGAGCGCGGCAGCACCGGTCCGACCGATGGCGCTGGGTGCATTGCTGATCAACGACTTCAGCGCGGAGTCGATCTCCTCCGTCATCGCCTTCTGTGCCTTGGCAAGCACTACCAGCGCCGCCGCCGTCTCCGGAGCGGCGGTCGCCTGCGCGAGAACGGATCGCGTCGCTCGACCCGAGACGTTGGGCGCCACCGCGCGGGACCACCAGCTGGATGGGCTCAACTGACCAGCCGGGGATGGTGCTGGAGCCGCTGGACTTCCGAACGCCGCCCCGAGGCGTTGCGACTGCGCTTCGCCGAACGCAGCCCAGCGCTCGGCGGCGATGGCTTCCGCAGTGCGGTTGGCCACTAGCGCACCCTCCTCGCCCTCCAGAAGTCCCTTGAGGATTCGCGCCGCCCGCCATGTCATCCCAGAACCATGCCGGCGCAGGAGTTCTGTCCCAACGGTGCCAACTAGACCACCGATAGGACCACCTGCCAGCGTCCCCCCCACACCGCCCCAGAGTGCCGAGGAGAGACCAAAGATGTTGTTACCGACCGAGCGCTCGATGCCGGTCTCCGCGAACTCCAACGCTCGGGCCCCAACATGATACTGCCGATTCGCCAGCCTCCACTCGTCGAGCGGCATCTTGATCTTCTGGATGCCGGCCTCGATACCCTCCGAGTAGATGCCGCGGAGGTCATGGAGGGCCTGGCGGTATGCGGTGGCGTAGGGATCCATTGTCCCGCGCATCCCGTACAGCGCCTCGTCGTTCTGCATGCGGAGTCCGTGGAGGTCTTCCAACGAAATCTGCTTGCCCTGCTTCTTGATGTCAGTGAGCAGCGTGTCCAGCTTTCCGGCTGCCTCGCGCTGGTATGGATTCTTCTCCAGCTTCGCCAGAATTTCCGAGCGCGCACGCTGAATGATGGCTCGGAGATCGGCCAGCGCCACACCCTCGGCTGCCGCGAGCTCGTCCGCGCTCTTGAGCAACTCACCCATCGTCGCTCCAGATCTCTGCATCAGAGAGCTGGCGCGCTCGTAGGTCATGCTGGGCGTCGTGTACCAGTCCACGAGCCCCATTTCGCCCATGTCCTTGAGCACGGACTTGGCGCCCACATCTCCAAGCTGGCTCCGAAGGCGCTTGATGTTGTGCTGAATCCCACCGGCCGCCTTCCCGGCCGACCTGGCCTCCAGATCGTCCAGCCAGCCCGACAAGGTCTCTCGCACCGAGGAGCTACCGCCCAGCTTGGCGCCGGCCTCCTTCGCCAGCGTCCCCAGCACGCCCCCGGCCCCGGAAAGCGCCCCGAAGGTGGCCGCAGAGAGGCCCACCCGGGCGAGCGCAGCTTCAGCGGTGAGGCCCGGATCGCCAAGGGCGGACTCGTGGACGAGTTGCCCCACTTCGTACCCCGCCCCCTCCACCGCCCCGCCGGCCGCCGCCGCGAGGCCCTTCGCCGCCAGCCGCTGCGCCAAGGAAGCGTCCGCCGGCAGTTCCCGCAGCGCCGCCTTCGCCACCGACTTGCCCGCCCGGGCCAAGAGAGAGGGGCCAGCCATAGATGCCGCCCTTGCTGCGGCGCTAGTGGCTCCAGCACCCGCGCCCTGGGCCGCCCCGGACGCGCCTCCCGTCAACAGCAAGGGGGCGAGGATGCCCACCGTAGAACCCACGCCACTGGCAAGCGGGTTGAACTCCTCGCGCGCCCTGATGGCTTCCGGATCCACGCCAAGCGCCGTTTCGGTCCAGGTGGAGAGCCCCAGGGTCAGCATGGAGCCGAAGGACTCCACCCCGGCGATCGCTGCCTGCCCAGCGGTGCCGTACTGCTCGCGGAGGAAGTAGTCCCTGGCCTGCTCGGTGGATGCGGGCACCCATCCGAGGGACTCCACCTCGCCCTGCCGGCTTGGTTCGACCGCCTCCACAAGCCCGGCGGAATTGATGTAGAGAGCCGGCGTCATTGCATCCCCAGCGTCCGCAAGCGAGCGGCCACGCGAGCATCAACGGTGGCGCCCAGCGCCCCAAGTCCAGCCATCTTGGCCTTGCTGGAGGTGAACCACTCGGAGATGTCGGGGATCTGCCTGTCAATGAATTCGTAATCGCCCTTGGACATGGCCCCGAGAGATTCCGCGTCCTTTAGGAGGGCGTTGAGCGTGGCGCGGTATTGCTGGGCCTGGGTTTTCTCGCCACCCACCCCGGTCCAGAGGCGAGGAGAACCGCTCTGGAGGATGCTGGTGTAGTGACCCATGACGCGCTTGAACTCTTCCACCTTCTCAAGTCCCTCCTGAAGCTTGGTGGCCTGCGTCGCATCCTTCGCAAGCCCCCATCCGCCTCCGGGAAGGCGCACGCGCCGCTCACGCATATCCTTCGGCATCAACTCCCAGATCCGCTCATCCGCCGGCAATCCCCCACCTGGGGCCGGCTTCTGCGTCATGAAGAGGTTGAGCAGTCGGGCCCGTTCCATCTCCAGCCCCATGGCGATGCGCTGGGAGTCCATCTGGAACTGGCGAGCCTGAATCTCCTGGCGCTTCCCCGCCGCCTCCGTCCGCAACTGCCCGCCGATGAGCTGCGCTCGCGCCGCCGCCTCCTGTCCGCCGAACTCCGCAGAGACGCGCGTCACCTGCGCGGCCAACATGTCCTTGAGGTCCGCCTTCGCCAGGGCGTGGGCGCTCATCATGTCCCGCCCCTGCTGGAGGTAGTAGGACAAGAGCCCCCTCTGGGTCTCCAGGTTGGCCTTCTGGGCGTCGATGTCCCGCTCGATGGTCCGGTCGATGACCTGCAAGGCCATGTTCGGCCCGCCCCCGAGGCTGGAGCCGATGCCGGAGAGCAGGATGCCGATGCCGGCGGCTACCCTCTGCCCGATGTCCGCGTTGGCCCATACCCGGTTGGGGTCAATTTTCGCGTTCAGCGTGGCCTGGAAGAGATCGTCGGCCCTCCGCTGGTGCAGCGCTGTCTGCTCCGAATGCTGGGCCTCCAGGGCCTGCATCTGGGCGATGTGCCTGTCCTGGAGCTGGAGGAGCGCCGCATCCCGTGCCTTCTCCACGTCCACTTGCGCGGCGAGCCCCGCGCGCTGTTCGGCCAGGCCCTTGTTCAACTCGCCCAGCGCCCCGGATCCAGGAAGGGCGAGCGCGGGCGGTGGCGGTTGGGGCGCAGTGGGGAGCGGTTTCGGTGACAGCCGCTCCAACTCCCGCACGTCCAGCATCCCGTGGCGCTGTGCCTCGGGCGCCATGTCCAGCATCCCGTGGCGCTGTGCCTCGGGCGCCATCAGGCCGCCTTCTTCCGGCGCATCATGTCCTGCACCACCGGGTGCCCATCCGGGGATGGGAGCTTCGACCGATGCTGCTGGACCATCTCGACGAACATCTTGGAGAGGGCCCCCGCGTTCGGCGCCATGGTGATGCTCCGCGGGATGACGATTTCCCCCGGCGAGAGCATGGCCGGAACCGTGTCGTTCCGCCGCGAGTCCCCTCCCCGCGCGTAGCCGGGGACGGCGCCACCCCGCGCCCGGTCGATGGCGCCGTGCTCGAGGGCCTCCTGATAGGGCGTCTCGGCGAACTCCGCCGCGGGGGACTCGTAGCGCTCCTGCTCGAAGGACTCCACTGCACCACCGCCCGCGTAGCTGAGCCCCGCACCATCGGGATCTACCCGAATCCCGCCCCCTCCCCCACGCCCCGCTTTTGCGCCTGGCTGGATGACGCGCAGTTCGATCTGCACCTTGCCCGCCTTGCCGCGCACCTTTCCGCCCGGGTCCTGGCTTCGATAGCCCGCGCGGAGGTAGTCCGCGAAGCGCCGCATCTTCGGGTCCACCACCACGCCGCCGTTCGCCATCGGTATGGGCTCGGAGACGTCTGGCACGCTCATCCCCCCGCCGAGCGCCTTGCCGGCGGCCCCGCCCGCAGCGGCACCTGGTGGACCGCCAAGCGCCCCACCGAGGATGGCTCCACCGGCCTGCAGAAGCCCCGGGAGGATGCCTGGAGTCCGGTTCTGCGCGGCGATCTGCGCGTTGAGGGCGTCGTACTGGTAGGCGTTTTGCGCACCCAACTGCTGGCGCGCGAAGTCCTGCCCGTACATCTGCCCACCGAGGGCGCCCATCCCCTGCAATCCCTGCATCTGCTCCTGGTTCCGGATGAGCGCTGACTGCGCCGCCGCTTGCTGGCGCGCCGCCGCGGACTGGTCCGCGATGCCCCGGAGGGCGCTGGAGTATCCAAGGCCCTGGCCCTGCTGCGCCGCCCCCAGCGCCATGGCCTGGCGGATGTTCTGGTCCGTCGCCTGCTGGAGCTGCCCCTGGGCGAGGGATGGGCCGGCTCCCGCAGCGAACTGCTGGAGCTGCTGGTAGAGGGCTACCTGGCGAGCGCGGTCCTCGTCCATCTGGCCGTAGTCGATCTGGCGAGAGGGGGTGACGGGCTTGAGCTTCTGGCCGAACAGGACGTCACTGCTCCACTGGCCGAATCGGCCGAGGGCGTCTCCGAAGTCCTTGGGCGGTGGCATGTGGGCAGTCTACCTCATTTCGTCTGGGCCGCGTTGAACTTCCGGGCGCCGCGCTTCACGCCCAGCTCCAGCGTCATGCCGGAGAAGTTGAGGGAGGCGCCCGGGTCCTGGACGGCTGGCGTGCTCACTACCTCCATCATGATGGCGTTGCACTTCTGGAGGTTCGGCTGGAACCGAACGTTCCAAGCGTTACCGCTCACCAGGGCGGACACGTCCGAGATGGTGATGGTCTGGTAGGCCGCGGAGTCGTTCCCGTCGAAGTAGAACTTCACCACCATCGAGCCGGCCGCGCCCGCCGCCGTGGGGGCGCTGCCCCATACCCCCTCACCGATGAAGTGGTTTTGCGTGTAGTCCCCAGCGACGACGGGCGTCAGGATGGTTGGCGAGGTGATGGTGTAGCCGTTGCTGCTGGTCTCGTAGGTGCTGCTCCCGAGGTTGATCGCCGGCCCCACGCCCTGATCGTCGTTGGCGAACGCGGACGTGTCCGCGACGGTGAAGAAGGTATCCAACCCAGCCGTGAAGTCGGCCGTAAGGGTGGTGTACGGAGGTGGATGGCCCGCCGCCGCGCCCGTCAGAAGCACCCGCCAGATCCGCTGGAACGCCTGAAGCGCGTCGCCCGGCTTGAGCCAGCCTGTCCGGAACGTCATCGGGATGACGGAGCCCGTCTGCGCCACGGGGGCCGTTCCACCGATGGCCCCGGTGGCGGTGGTGGCCAGGTCCCCATAGGCCAGGCCGGCGGCGGTGGGCGGAAGCTCCTTGATCAGCTTCGTGGCCGTCGCCCGGATGTAGGCGTTGCCCCCCGGCCACCACACCGCATCCACGGCGGTGAAGCTGGAGAAGGTGCTCCACTGCTGGCGCTGGTAGTGCCACACCAGCGTCAGACCCTCCGCGTCGTTGGTGGTGAAGCGGCACTCCTTGAGCGTGTCCAGCAGGACAGCGGAGGTGACGCCCTGCGCATCCCACTGCTGCACGCCCTCGCCGATCCACGTCAGCTGGAGATCGCGCCCGAGGCGGTACCAGCCCTTCGAGGTGCTCTTGAAGATGACCCCCTCCGGCATCACCAGCACCGAGCGGGGCTCGCTGCACCCCACGTCCGTGGGCAAGTCCTGGAGCTGGTAGCCGTTCAGCGCGCCCGTGGTGGATGGGCCTTGACCGAAGAGGACGCCGATCTTCCGGGGCCGGAAGACGATCAGCTTGTCGTCGATGGACGCGAACGCCGCCACGGTGCCGCCCGTGGACTCCACCCGGCCCCGCAGCGCCTCGTTCCACTGGACGCCGAATCCGGACACACACGGCTGGCTGTACTGGTAAGAGAACGGGTCGTCAGAGGGGTTGATGAACACCCGGTTCTGGTGGACGGCCAGCACGGAGCACGGCGGCGGGCCGTTGTTGGGGAGGATGTCCCCGGTGGTGTAGAGCAGCTCACCGGCCGTAAGGCTGGCATCGGCGATGTTGAAGTCCACTGCGATGGTGGCCGCCGTGGTGGAGTTGGCCGCTGGCGCGCTGATGGGGTTGACGCGGTAGTAGATGGTCCCGCCAGCCGTGGTGGCGTAGACGCCAATGGTGATGCCGGTCTTCTGGGACAGAAAGAGCGTAGGCACCGTTACGGTGCAATGGTGTGTTGAGTCCGCTGCCGTGTACTGGATGGCCACGCTCGGAGCGGACTGGTGGCGTTGCCCGGTTGCGTCGAACCACTCGTACAGCGCGACGAGACCATGTACGCCAGCTGTCACCACCCCACCAGCGGCGCCCTGAGCAGCGCTCACCACCTCTGGAAACAAATTGAACGCCGCCTCTGTGCTGGCTCCATTGTCCCATGCCGAGAGGATTCCGTTTGCGAAGTAGGTCAGCCGGCCGATCTGCTGGCGGATTAAGGGCGTAGTCGCATTGACCGATACGCGGAGGCGGTTGAGTCCTGTTGGCGAGACATTTGTGCCGGTGGCGAAGGACAGGAGGTCAATCTCTCTCACCATCACCACCACTTCGCCGGAGGCAAGTGCCGGAGCGCTGGCCTGCATCCAGTTGGTGCTCCCGAATCCAGAAGGAACGACACCCCAGGAGCCATATAGCGCTCGCGCAACCGGCACCGTGGACTCGTTCAAAAGAAACCACGAGTTCTGAAGCGCTCCGGTGCCGGCCTCCTGAACGAACATCGGAATGTAAACCGTGCCACCAGCAAGAAACGCTTTGGAGGCAATGAAGGGTCCGTTCGTACCGTTCGCCCTGATGGCACTAAGCGCCCATGTCGCCGGTCCGGTTGTGACAGTATTCGAGGAGTTGATGCCAGAACGGCGGATCAACTTCGTCGCCGCGGCGCCACCGATGGAGCCGGCGTCGTCAGAATAAACCCACATGGTGGAACCGCTCAGGACGGCGGTGATCGCTCCGTAGTTTCCGGTTGGAGCCGCCGTAGCGTCCTTGAGCGCTGAAGCGACGGAGACGGCGGCTGCCGATGTGATTACCCCGCCCCAAAGGCCCGGCCCTGTACCGGCGGAATTCACGAGCAAGTAAACACCCAAGAGACTGGCGCTGAATGATGCGATGGCCACGCCGATAGCGTTCGCGCGGCTAGCGCTAGCGTCCAGGGTGATCGCTGTGGGTCCAGCCGCTACGCTTGGAGTTGTCCCGGAAACGCTGATCGAGAAAACGCGGGTGCTCGCGGTCGTGGTGGCGCTGGAGACGTAGTAGACGTATCCGGCAGAAGTGAGCGCGCAAGCGTCCATGACCGGAGTGGCCGCAGAAAAATCGTTGATTAGCGCGGTCTCGGCGCCTAGAACTGTAGGTGCGGACGTGGCCACCACGCGCGCATTGATGGTGGTGGCAGCGCCGCCGTACAGAAGGATGAAAGAGTTGCTGAATGCTATTACTCGCGGAGAATATCCGGTCGCATTGAGAATGGTTGGCAGTACCACTACTGCGCCGGAAGTCTCGTCGAGGATTTGGTACTTCACTCCATTGAGCGTTCCGTCCGCGAGGTAGTCCCTCCAAACGTAGCAAGTATAACCGTTAAGCGTCGCCACGTCGTATAGATCTTGAGCCCCGGTGGTGTGGACCAATTCATCCTTGGCAAGCGTGATGGTGGAGATGGCACCGCCAGAGATTGGCGAGTTAGCTGCCGGGGAATAAGATTTGATCGTCCCAGAGTCGATGGCCAACAGTTGCTGACCATGCGCGGCCAGGCCGGAGAAGGCTGTTCCAGTTGCAAGGCTTGTGTTGCCGTTCCGACGCTTGAAGGTATCAGCTTCCGACATGGTGGCGTTCTGCAAGGCCACCATCTTGCCGGGCAGGACGACGCGCTTGTCCGTCTGGGTGTCGAGCCCCTGGGTGAAGTTGACGCCAACAACCTGTTTCTCGAGCGGCATGCGCCTACCACACCCACAGGTTGACCGTCACCGCGCCGGAGGCAGTCAGCGTCAACACCTTCGTCGCGTTCGCCGTGGACGAGTTCCATACCGTGGCGTTCGCGTTGCTGTTCGTCACCAGCCAGTTCGTCCAGGCCCTCCCGAGCCCATGGGAGACGTTCACCGCCGTTGCCCCCAGCACGACGCCGTTGATCGCCACCCCGGAGAGGATGGGCACCGCCGCCACCTGGTCCAGGAGCGTCCCGGTGTTGTCCTGGGCGCGCAGCACCTCGTGCGCCCGAGGCGGGTCGGAGAAGCGGACCTTCAAGAGCGAAGCGGGGAGGGCCATCACCAGCCCGAATCCCCAGGCCAGAACGCGCCCCAATTCCCGTTGGCCCGGTACACGTCCACCGTGGTGCTCGGCGCCCCCACGTCCCGCGCCGCCTTGATGTCCTGGAGCCGCAGGCGCTGGCGCCGGAGCAGGGACAGCGCCGGGGTCTGGTCCGACTCCTCCTTGCCGAGCGCCTTGGCCGCCGCCACCGCCTTGACGTACTCCTCCCACCCGTTCACCCCGTCGAAGGTGTCCCCGTCCGCCGTCAACGGCGTGAAGCGCGGGGCGTACCAGAGGCGAAGCGTCTGCCCGGAGGCCGGCGGGGCCGGGATGAAGGCGATGTTGTAGCCCTGGATGCGGTACTTCAGCGCCGTGCGCCCCCACATCGCCTGGAGGGACGGGAGGCTGTACTGGTTCCTGGACGCGAAGTTGTACCGCCAGATGGTAACCCAGCCGTTGGCGTTGTTGCTGAGCTGGAGGTCCACTCCCAGCAGCTTGTAGAAGCTGTCCGAGAGGGCGAAGGTGGAGTTGGTGCCGTCCGTCGTGATGGTCTGCGCGGTGGCAAAGAAGTAGTCCTCGCCGTATGCCTCGATCAGCTCGTCATAGAGCTCCTGGCACCCGGCGTTCACCCACTCCACCCAGGTCGCCTTGGGGATGAAGGTGCTGGTGCTCGGCGTGGGCTGGTCTGCCAGCACCGCCGCCGAGTTCACCATCTCCAACAGGGTGGTCTGCCCGACCGGGGCCATGGGCCCTCTCTAGCTGAGCGCCTCGCCGCAGATGCCGCACTTCGCAGCGGGCTTCGCCGGCCGCTTGGCGTCCACGATGGACTCCGCGCCGCACTTGTGGCACGTCAGCGCGACGTGCCCAGACTTCGCGCGCTGGAGCGCCAGGGCCGCCCGGTTCTTCTCCTGGCTGGCCTTGTCCAGCACCTTCAGCTTGTCGATGGTCGCCTGGTCCATGGTTAGCTCGCGTCCTCCACCCATTCGATGGTGATCAGCGCCACCCCGCCCGCCGGCACCGCATCCCCGCCGCCGTCCGCTCCGCCGTCCAGGGTGAGCCAGTCGGAGGTGCCGCGGAGGACGAACGCCTGCGCGGTGCGCGCGGTCGGCTCCCAGGGGATGGTGTTGTTGATCTGCGCGGCCAGGTTGAAGCCCACCACACCGCAGTCGAGGATCGCCCCGAGCGTCCCCACGGTGGTGTAGTTCGCCGTGCCCACGGTGGAGGCAGTGAGGGTAGGCGAGGCCACCGTCCCGGAGTCCATCTTCCCCTGGGTGGGGATGGCGGTCAGCACCGCCGATCCGAGGGTACCGGCAGTGGTGCGCCGGGACAGCTTCCACTTCATCACGCCCGCGGTGGTGCTCCAGCCCTGCACGTTGATCTTCGTGAGCCGGATCGTCTTCGTGGCGCTGCCCTGGAGAACCACCACCTCAGTGGGCGTGGCGACGCCGAGGGTGTAGAGGATGGAGGCCCGGTAGGCCGCGACGCCCGGGCGGTCCAGCGACATGGCGGGCAGAACGTCCCCCGCGGGGTTGGTGTGGACGGCCTGCAGAAGGCTGGCGTTGTTGCCGTCCTTCAGCGTGGCGTCGGTTGTCGTGACTGCCATGCGGTTGCTCCTCGGGCTAGACCCAGCCCAGCAGGTGAAGGCCGGAATTGGCCGGGTTGACGAACGACAGGGACGAGACGGTGGCGCTCGGGTTCGGCGGCGCGCCGGGCAGCAGCCCGAAGATGGGGTCTGCCACGTTCACCGCCAGCGGCACGGAGTTGATGCTCGAGCCGTCCGAGTAGAGCACCTGGGCGGTGAGGAGGAAGTCCTCGGGCGCCGCGGAGGGAATCCCGGACACCGCCTGACCGAAGAACGCCGCATCGAAGGCGCAGTACAGCGTGCCGGAGGCCGCGACCGAGGTGGTGGAGTTGGGCGGGAAGCGCGGCTGCGTCACGCTCGCCGAGGCGGCCGGGCGCCCATCGGTGGTGGTGGCCCAGATGGAGATGGAGGTCACCGTGTACGCCGTGCCACCGGAGGTGTTGGTGATCGCCAGCGTGAAGGCGGTCGGCCGGTTGAGGATGGCCCCCAGGGGCTGGGTAATGGCGCAGTAGGTGTCCGCAGAACCGGCCATGTCAGAGCCCCGCTGGGTTGGTGACGGTGAGGGTGGCGGGCGTGGCCACGGTGATCGCCCCGTCCGACGTGTAGACGGTGGCGCCGATGGAGTAGACCAGGGACGCCGCTTCCGCTGGATCCGCGCTCGGGTTGGTGGTGGGCTCGTGCGGCACCACCTGCGCGGTGAAGGCGGTCGAGCCGCTCGCCGCGACGCTGACCGTCATCCCGGGCCCAAGGGGGAAGGCGCCCTTCGCGACGGAGGTCACCTCGGCCGTCGTTCCGTTGATCGGCGCCGTCATGACGATGTTGGAGACGTTGACGGCTGCGGCCCCGGAGTTGGAGACGGTACACGTCACCGCCACCGCTCGCTCGGCCTTGCACGTCGCGCTGCTGAGGGTGATCGCCGCCGTGATGGCCATCAGGTTGCCGTGGAAGTGCCGAGGAGGATCTGGAAGTACAGCGTGTCCCCGTCCGCCGGATCCGTTCCGGAGGTGCCCGCCGAGTCCGGGAGGAAGATTTCGATGGTCCCACCGTCGCCGATCGCGGTGTTCGTCTGGACGTTCGTTCCCCCGGAGATGATCCCGATGGGCGCCAGCGGCGAGGTGATGTGGCCGGTGGTGTTGCTCACCCCAAGCAGGTTGATCCCCACCAGGAACAGGTAGGAGTCCGAGAGGGTGAAGGTCCAGTCCCCAGCCGCGTTCCGCACCACCTTGCGCACGCCATCCCGATTGCTGTAGGCGTAGCCGGTCCCGGAGGTGGGCGAGGAGGCCAGGGAGAAGGCTGGCGCGGCAGATCCGCTCCCCGCGGCGGTGAGCGAGCGCGTCTTGAGCGTCACCGCCCCAGCGGCCCCCACCGTCACCACCGGGTACAGCGCGACGATGTTCCGGAGGAACCCCCACCGGTACTGCTGGTACAGGCGATTCGGCATGGTGTCCTCTCTACTGGCTCAGCACCGTGGCGCCGTTCCATCCGGGCGCGTTGCAGATGAGGTTGTAGTACATGCCGATGCGGGCCTCGGCCGCGTCGGCGTTGTACACGCGCAGCATCTCCAGCCGGTCCTCGTAGCGGAGGATCTTCGGCACCGGCCCGATGCTGATGAGTTTCCAGGTGTCCAGCTCCAGCATGTAGCCCTTGGCCACCTGGCAGGAGCGATCCGCCAGCACCTTGATCGGCCCCTGCGCGCCGTCCACCTCCAGCGCCCGGAAGCCGATGCCGGCCGGCCCCTTGATGTCCACGTACTGCCGGCGGGTGCCCAGCGCCTTCACCAGCGCGGCGTTGCTCCCGAAGTTGGTGAGGAAGTAGGTGGGCGAGGCACCCTCCCGGTTGAGCAGCATCGAGTGGTCAATCAGCGCCTCCTCGATGGACTGGCCGGAGCCGTCGTACTGGATGCCGAACAGGCGGTAGTCCGCCGAGCGGTTGACGCCGTAGAAGTTGTCCGTCGAGGCCGGGTCGGTGGTGGGAAGCCAGGCGCTGAGGCCGGAGGGCTTCGCGTTGTTGTCCCCTTGCACCAGCAGGGAATCACCGGAGGTCCATCCGGACGGCGTTCCGGCCGCGCCACCCAGGCCAGTGGCCGAGACGGTGACGGTGCCGTTCTTCACCGAGCGCGCAATGACGTAGCCAAGCGCCGCGCGCGGAGTACCGCCAGAGGTGGCGTTCGCTTGGAGCGTCTGGTTGACGCCGAACTGCGACACATCCGCCGGGTTGGTCAGGGTGATGACGCCCGAGGAGACCGAGCCGGAGACGGTGCCGATGGTGCCGGTGCCGTCGCGGAACAGCGAGGAGGCCGCGGAGAGCGTGGCCTGACGGATGGCGCCGTCGATCTGCCCCGTCACCAGCCGGAGGAAGCTGTCCACGTCCGACATGGAGGCCTCCAGGGCCTCGTTCTGGATGGTGGCGAGCGAGTAGTCCAGCTTGCGGGTGACGAGGAACTCCGCGAAGGCGTTCGCCGTCTGGTTCGCCTGAGCGGTAGAGAATGTCGAGCTCCGGCCCTGCGAGTTCTCGTACCACACGGGCACCGGGTAGTACTTGCCGCCAGCGCCGGACTCGTCCTTGGGGATGATCGCCAAGGCCGGGTTCTTGGCGTAGGTCATGTTCTGGACCTTCTGGCCGCTGTAGTGCTCCTTGAGCACCGGGTTCGCGGCTGCCACGTCCATGTAGATCGACAACGTCCGTCTCCTCGCCGCCGGAGCGGCTTACCGCGTGTTCCGTCAGGCCCGCGCCTGGCGCCGCTTCGCCATCTCCGCCTCGAACGCCGCGCGCGTCCGCTGGTACCGCTGCTCATCCGTGAGCTGATCCGGGGGCGTGGTGCCGTCGCCCTTCTCCGGGATGATGGTTAGCCGCGCCTCGGGGCGTTCGGGGGCGCGCCCCGTCTCGGCCTTCATCACCATGTCCCGGATGCCGCTCCAGTACTTCTCCATCTCGGCGGCGCCCTGCTCCTGCGTCCACATTTCCCCCGGCTCCCAGCTGCCGTCGGGGTTGCGCTTGGAGGTAGCCTTGAAGTGGCCCTCGATGAGGGCACCGACATCCGCGGACTTCTCGTACTTGTTGGTGAGGGGGAACTTCTCGGCGTTCGCCTTGGCAAAGTCCCCCGCGGCCCGGTACAGGTCCTCCCGGGCGCGGTCCTCCTCCGCCTGCCGCAGCCGGCCGATCTCCGCCTCGAAGCGCTCGCCCTGCTCCTTCAGCTTCGCCTCGAAGCGCTGTTCCGCTTCCGAGAGCTGCGCCCCCACCGCGCCAGGGGTGACGGTGCCCGTCTTCAGCTTGGTGGCGGTGTCGTACCAGTCCGCCCCGAAGAGAGCCTCCAGGTACTTCGACGGGTTCCGGGTGCGCTCCTGCTCCAGCGCCTTCCGGGCCTTCTCCGCCTTCTCCAGCTCTGACAGCTTCCCGGTGTGCTGGGCGCGCTCGGCCTCCAGCGCCGCGACGCGCTTCTGCGCCTGCTCCGCCAAGGAGCGGTAGTCCGGCTCCGCCGGCTTGGGTGCCGCCGCGGGAGCGACGGCTGGCGGCGCACCGGGCGCCGAAGGGGTTGCTGTCGGTGCGCCAGTCGCCTCGCCTGCACCATTTTGGAGCATGGCACTACACTACATGCCCCATTTTGGTGCTGTCAAGTGGTCTGGAACTCCCTTGCGCCTTACGCGCCAGAGGCGTACAGGATGGTTTCATGACGATCCCATTGCCGACCACACTTCCAGCCCATCTTCTCCGCGTCGTCGCTGTGGATGCCGAGGTGGACCCCCGCACCGTCCGGCGCCTTCTCCGGGGTGAGCGCGTGCTTCCCCTGTTGGAAGCGCGCATCCGCAAGGCGCTCGCGGGCCGGGACTTGCTTCCTACGTCAACTCTTCCGGCCTCGCTGGCGGAACGCACGGAACTGGTCCAGGGGCTGGTGGACTGCGGTCGGCTCACGCCACCGCAAGCGAAGAAGCTTCTGGAGCTGCCCTAGGCCGCGCGCTGGCCGAACGGCAACAGGTTGCTCGCGGGCGGAGCCATCGGCATCGCCTGGGGCGGACCCCCGGTGCCTCCGGGCGGCATCCCTGGGGCTCCGGGAGCGGGTGGCGGCATGGCCATCTGCATCAGCGCGTCCACCTGCTCGCTCCAGGCGTAGAGGTCGTCCAGGCGTTCCGGCTCCAGGTTGTGGAGCCGCGCGTAGTTGATGTACTCCACCACCAGCTCCTTGCAGAGCTGGAGGTTGTCGTTCGGCTCTGGCGGCCGGTACTCCTCGCCGTCCATGATGGCGTCCAGGGTGGAGGTGATCAGATCCTCCTCCGCCAAGTCGAGCACCTCGTGCGCCTGGAGATCCGGGAAGTCCATCAGCTTCTTGCCCTGGCGCATCGTCAAGAAGCCGGCCTGGATCCACTCCTGGATGGTCGCCCACCGCCCCGCGGGCTCCTTGGGCAGGCTGGACGTGGGGAAGCACTGCTGGCGCCAGTCCTTCGGGTTCAAGTCCTCCGCCGTCATCTTGATCGCCCGGAGGGTGTTGCTCCGCTGCGTCCGCACCTCGTAGGGCCTGCCCGTCCGCAAGGCGATCTGCCGCGCCGTGGCGATGCCGATCCGCGCCAGGTCCATGAACCCGCACTCGTTCAGTTGCTCCTGCGTCTTCATCCGGAGGGAGGTGGTGTCCCGATATTGTCGGATGGCCTCCCCGGAGTTCAACCCAGCGGGCTTTTCGGCCTGGGATACCATCCTGGAAACACCACCACGGTTGTACATCGACTCCTCGAGGTTGTCGAGGCGGGTGAAGAAGTCTGGATGCACGGCTGGAGGCACAACGTATTCAGGCTTGGTGCCCGTGTAGTCGATGATGGCGCCCACTTCGTTGCTGACGTGCTCCTTCACAATCTTGGAGCCCCGTTCCATCAACACCTTGTACGTCCCGGCGCGATGCATGGCCCGCTGGATGGCGCCGTTCAAGCGGTTGTACTCGATCTGCTGGCTCTGGAGTTGTTCTGCCAGGCCCTGACCCCAGAAGGATGCCGGCCGCGTCGTCCAAATCCACCGAGCAAATGGGTACCAGTCCTCATCCCAGGCCCACTCATCCGGCTCGTTGAGCACCACATTTTCGATGCTGGCGATGTAGACGCCATCCTTGATGCGCTTTCCCTTATGGTCTACCAACTCGGGTCCACTCCGGAGGTGCCACGACTTCCGGAGCATCACCATGTCAGAAGTTGAGCTGGACATGCCCCAATCCTTGGGATCCGCTCGCTGCGCTTTCCAGATGAGATCGGCCTTTTTCGGATAGAGGGCGATCAGCCGATCTCGGTCTATGGGCCGCTCCCAATTCAACTGGCGTGGCATCGCGAGCGCCGCTTCCATCTCGTCCAACCACAATTCCGTTGACAGCGCGCGCTGAAAGACGATGCGCCCGAACTCGATTCCGACGTAGAGCCAGCCGTCCCCAAAAATCTCACAGTCCCGCTGGCAGTCCCGGCCCAGCTCGTAAGCTTTCTGCTCGTAGAAGATGCCGTCCGAGAACTGGTTCAGCTTCTTGCTCTGCCGCTGGAGTTTGTAGTCACCACCATCAGTCAGGAAGTACGGGCGGGGCTTGTTCTCGCCGATGGTAGCAGTTGACGTGTCCACGATGCTCTGTACGACGTTGTCCTTGAGGTTGTCCCTCGATGCCACCACCGGGGTGAGAGGCGTTGTCGCGATGCCTGCCAGTCCTCCGAGCGGGGCGTTCCCGTACAGCCGCGCTCCGATGACGGCCTGCTGGATGCGCACGCCCTGGCTGTGCTTGAGCGCGTCGATGGTGGACGAGATCGCGTTCGCCACCTCCATGCCGTTGTCCTTTGTGGCGTCCAGGAGCCACCAGCGCCGGGCGTAGGGCGTCGTGTCAGTGGGGGGCCGGGCGTCTTTGCCGACGCTGAGGCCATGGCCGATGGAGATCGAGTCGCTCATGTGAAGAACTCCCCTCGTCCCCAGCGCATGATCATTGCGTGCGCCCGCGCCTGCGCCCGTTTCACCGCCTCCGCCGAGGGCTCTCCGCCGAGGTTCGGCGAGAGGTCACGGTAGAGCATCCGCAACTCGTGGAGCATCGGCTCCGGGATGGAGCCTTCCTCTTGTGGCCGGGCGTCGCTCATGGCCCCCTCACCGCTTCCTTCACCGTCTCCGGATGGCACAACGAGGTAGGGCACCCGCGGTAGCAGAGCCCTCCGTTGTTGTGCTCGGCATCCGCCTCGTGCCCGCAGTCGCACTTCTCCGGCGCCCCCAGGTCGTCTGGCGTGGAGGGCGTGATGTCGGCGAGAGGGTTGATGACGGCCGGGAAGGCGCTCGGGTCCATCTCGATCTCGAACTCCTCGTCTTCCTCCTCCGCCACGGCCGGCGGAACGAAGCCGCGGGCGCGGCGGATGCGCCGGGCGATCATGACGGCCGCGAAGGCGTCCAGGTCAGCGGGTGTCATTGTGCTTCCCTCCGAAGATGCGTTCCCATCCCTCTTTGTACGCCTCCGAGTTGCCGGACGCCACGTGCACGCCCTTTCGCCCGGAGCGGCAGAACTGCTTCATCAGCCGGTCCCGCGTGCGTTGCTCGGTGGGGGTCCACGTCTTCCCATCGCGCGCCAGTTTGCGCATGGAGGTTGAGCGCACCTTGCCGGACTTCTCGTTGAGTGGATGGCCTCTACCCATGGACGGCCTCCGGCGGCGGATTGAACTGGTTTGTCCCGTCGCTGATGGTGTCGAGCGCCTCTTCGCGCACGATGGCCTCCCCGCCCACGGGCTCCGGCTCCGCGTCCGTGATGATGATCCGCGGCGCTGGCTTCCCTCTGCCCTGGCTCGCCAGGAAGGCCCGCTGCTCCTCCATCCGCGCCAGTTGCTCCGGCGTGGCGTTGGCGAACGGGTCCGGCAGTGCTGGGATGGGCTTGCCGGCCTTTTTCGCGGCCTCGTACTCACGGCGCTCGGGGGTGTTGAGGATGGGCGTCGCCTTCAGGAGGCGCCCGCTACCAAGGCCTGGCGCTAGGTCATCGCCGAAAGCCACCGCTCGTTCTTGGGCGCGCTCGTCGAGGCCGATGTTCTTGATCGTGACCGGTCCGAGGTGCGCCATTCCGGGCGGCATCGTCGGATCCTCCACCACGCGAACGCCCATCAGCGCGCGCACCTTCGCGTGCTGCTGCTGGAGATGCTCCAGCGCCCGCAGGACGGCCGGGAGGTGTTCGAGAGCCCGAAGATCCTCGGCCGAGAGGCCGGACTTGCGGCGGGGGCTCATGGGGCCGCCTCCCTCCGAGGATCTTCGGGCTCTCGAACACCTCCCGGCCCGGGCACCCGTCCGCCCCCGATGGCCCGAAGGTCATTGACCTTCGCCAGGAGCCGCTTCGCCTCCACGACTTCCGGACTGCGGAGGAACTGGCGCTGCTCGAACACCTTGGCCAGCATCTTCGCCTCCACCCACTCAGCCCGGAGCTCCGCCGAGACCTTCAGGGCCGTCTCCGACTGCCGCAAGGCGTCCCGGATGTTGCCCTGATGGACGCTGAGGTCGAAGAGCTTGGCGTTCAGGTCCCGTGCGGCCTCGGTCAAGTCCTTCAACTCGTCCTTGAACCCGCGGACCGCTTGCTGGAGTTCTTCGCGCACCATCTCCCGCAGCGCCTCGCGCTTCCACCACTTGCCTAGAGCCATCCGTTCTCCTCCATCTCTTCCCGCCGTTGGGCCTGCATCCGCTCCGCCTCTTCCAGGAACGCCACCTCTACTCTCTCACTTTCCGCCCGCGCGCGCACTTGTTGCTGGGCATGCCATGCCTCCGACCCCGGCGGCGGCGCCTCCAGCGGGAGCGGGAGGGCGGTGCTGAGGTAGGAGTAGCAGAAGCGCCAAGCGTAGAGCGTCGCGTCGCAGCAGTGGTTGGGCAGGCCCTGCTTCTCTTCCTTCTTCCCGGCCTCCCGGAGGAGCTTCTGGTCCCAGATGAGCGAGACCCACTCGCCCACCAGGTCAGCGCATGCACCATCCGTGGTGCGCGCCCGGACGCGACCAAGCAGCATCTCGGTGTTCATCAGCTCGATGAAGTCCGCCTTGCCCGCCTTGTCCGCGGCCACCCATGGGCAATCCTGCCGGCGGCGCATCTCCTCCACCGACTGCTTGGCCGCGCCGTCCACCATCCACCGGTCGAAGCCTGCCCCGGTGCGCGCCTCGAGATCGCGCTGGAGCGCCTTGGCTTGCTCCGCCGTGGCCGTCAGGTCCAGGCCCTCGCGGCGGTAGCTGCGCTCGATGTAGAGGTTCGGGTCGTGGTCGTGGTAGGCGACCACTGACAGCGCCGTGGCGTTCCAGCCGAGATCGCACCCCAGCACGTAGTGCCAGGAGCCCCGGCGGTAGCTGGGCAGCGCGTCGTAGTCGTTGCGCCCGGCGCGGTAGCGGTAGACCAGCGCCTCCTCGTCTACCACCCACTCCCGCAGGTAGTTGCGTCGGAACCAGGGCGTCATCTCTACGCCGGGCTTGCGCGCCTTCAGGTCTTCGATCTCCGCCGCCCAGCGTTCGGCGCACGAGGGCTGATCCAGGCCCTCGGGGCGCGTGGTGTTGTCGTAGGTGGTCCACTCGTGCAGCGTCCAGCCCGACTCCTTGCCCGTCGTCACGTCGTGGAAGAGGCCGCGCACGACGAGGCCGGGCGTGCCCAGCAGGCAGATCTGCCCGTTGAAGTCCGCTACCGCAGGCTTGAGGACGTGCCAGACGAACGCCTCCAGGTCCGTTGTCCAGTCCTGTGCCTCATCGATGATGCACAGCGCGAATTTCTGCCCGAGGGCCTTCCGCTTCTGACGCTCGTCTGCGTCCATGCCCAGCGCGTAGATCATCGAGCCGTTGGGCAGGCGGATGCTCAGCTCCGTCTCGTTGGTGTGGCACCCCTCGAGCCCGAAGCGCTCGATGATGTCCAAGAGGATGGGACGCCACCAGATGCGCTTGACGTCCGGATGGCTCAAGCCGGCGATCAGCACATTGCACTTCGACTTCAGCGCGCGCCGGAACGCCTTCACCCCGCCGCTGTACGACTTCGCCGCGCGCCGAGTGCAGAACGCGAAGAGGAAACGCGAGGCGTCATCCTCGACGAAGCGCCGCTGTGCCGAGAAGCTGCCCCGGAGCAGATCCGGCGGCGCGCCAGCACTGCGCACGCGCTCGCCCAGCGCCGCGATGCGGTCAGCAAGTCCCATTCAGCGCGTCGCCGCTTCGTCCGCCGTCAGAACTGGTTTCGCCCTCACGAGGCCCTCGCCCGCGCTGATGCTTCCAGCTCCCGCACCCTGGCCTCCAGGTCCACATCCCGGATGAGTTCGCCCAGCACCTTCAGGGCGTATACCTGCGTCCGCGCGGCCTGGAGGAAGTCCTCGGTGCTCAGATCGAGCGGACTCCCGTCTGTCGTGCAGGGGTGGCCCTTGATCATCAGCCGGTCGAGGCGATGGCACACGCGCCTGACGGCCTTGCCCACGTCCTTGAGCGACGCCAGCCGGCTGACGTGGGACTTGCGCGGCTCACCCATCGGCGTCTCCCACCACCTCCAGGGCGCGCTCAATCAGGGGCGCCCGGAACGGATCGTCCACGAAGAAGTCCGTCCGCTGTGCGCGGCGTAGCGCATCTCCGGCGGCGAGGTTCGCCAGGCGCTGGCGCTCGGGCCTGCCGGCGCGCGGCGGCGGTGAGGACGGGTACTGGTGCTTCTGCGCCGGGTGCGGCTGGTAGCGCCACCGGCTCATCGGGCCCTCGTCGTCCGGGGGCGGGGGAGTGGCGGGGCACCCAGGCATCAGCCACAACCGGAGGGGGCGATTCACGGCGACCTCGCCAGTCCCTGGAGCACCTGCTCCAGCGCGGCCAGCCTCCGCCCGCACCGGCCCTGGGCCACCGCCGTCCCCGGCCGGCCGGTGAGCAGCGAGGCGGCGCGCTCCACCCCGCCGGGCTTCTGGCCGCGCAGCGCGCGGATGGCTCCCTGCCGGAGGTCCACGGACGGGCGAGGCGCGTCCCCGAGTGCGCGCAGGAGATCCACGGCGAAGGTGCCCCATGCGCCCAGCACCGCCCGCTCGCCGGCGAAGGCGCGCCAGGTGGAGAGCCCGGGATCCTCGGGAAGGCCGCCCAGGAGGCGTTCCCTGGGCACCTCCAGGAAATGCGGGATGGAGTCGCCCAGGGGCTTGCGTGGCGCCAGGAACACCTCCAGCCGCTCCCGGTGGAGGGCCGCACCGCGGCGAGGTGTACCAGCTCCGGGGCAAAGCGCTCCGTGGCCCCGAAGGGAGGGGAGTTCGCCTCGCCGTGTACCAGCACCAGCGCCTGGAGGTGGCGGGAGGCCTCCGGGGCCCACTGGCGGGCAGCGCGGACCCGGCGGCGCTTCGACCTCGGCGGCCCTTCCCGGGTGGCCAGGCCCTCCAGTTGCCGATCCACCATCCGGTCGAAGGCGTGCAGCATGGGGCCGAAGCGGGCCTCGTCCCCTTCCAGGTGGGAGAGCACCTCCGCCACCGCCTCCACCGTGGAGAGGCAGTGAGCCGCGGGCTCGCGGCGGATGCGGTAATTGCCGGGGCGGCGCGGGCGAAGGCCGATCCGCGGGAGCTGCCCGAGGGCGGGGTTCAGCCTGAGCAGCTTGCGGGCCTGGGGCCAGGTGCCGTCGAGCACCAGCAGGGTGCCGGGAGGGCGGTCCGGGCGCGGGGGATCTCCTTCCGCCTCGGAGGGGAAGAGCAGCGCCACCTCTCCGGAGCGCTCGGCGGCCAGGGACCGGACCCGCTCCACCGCCTGGAAGTCCACCCCGACGTGCAGCTCCGAGTTGGCGAGCGCCAGGTGCGCCTGGCGCTGGCGCTCGGCCAACTCCTCGGGCGAGCAGCTCATGGCCTCCACTCCTCATCCACCTCCACCAGCCGCACCACTCCCCAGGGGATGAGCACCCGGTGGGGCACGTCTACTACCCGGCCGCCGGCAGCATGCCTGGCGCCGACGAAGCGGACCACCACGCCCAGTGCCGTCAGGCTGAGCGCCAGCTTGTGCGCGATGCCGGCCGGCCCCTCGGCATCCAGCTCTGCCTTGCCGGCCTCCCCGGCCAACCGCCCGGCGTCGGGCAGGAACACCGCCCCCGACTCCACCCACACCTTGCGGACCTGCGGACGCTTCTTCTCCTGCTGCTCTGCCATCGGACTACCTCCTGCTCCAAAATGGCACAGTTCTCCGGGAATTGCGAGCGCGCCCGCGTACCCGGCGGCGGTCGGCGCCGTACCGCCGCCCGAATTTCGGACAGATGGAGTGCGCGCGCGCAGTCCGTTCTGGTCGCCAGTGCGCCGCACCACCAACGATTCCCGGCGCTTACGGCGATCTTGCGCTGGCACGGATAGTGATATAGGTATCTGCATGGACGGCAAGACCAAGCACTCTCCCGACTGCAACCACGCCTTCGGGCGGCGGACTCCTGGCTGCCCCCGCTGCGATGAGCTGGCGGCCGGTGCCGTTCCCCGCCGTGGGTGGGGACGAAGCGCCAAGGAGCGCCAGGAGGCGGACCGGGCGCATGCGGCGGCCAGCCGGGCGCACGACTGCCGGGTGAGCGGGTGTGGGGTGGTCTGCACTTTCGGAGATTGGTGAGGAGGAGCACATGGACACGACGCGAATCAACGAGGTGGTGACGGAGTTGGCGGGCGGGGGCGCGGGGTATGCGCCAAACCACCGGGGGCCGGAGGGCACCGAGAGCTGGGCGGTGCGCACCGGATGGGTGTGGGTGCCCGTCCGCACCGGTAAGGCGCTCGAGGTGGCGCGGGAGGCCGGGCTCGCGGTGACGGCGGAGGAGTTGATCAGTGCCCTGGGCGCGCGGGGGATCGACCTGTAGCGCCCACCCCGCGCCGGAGAGCGGCCGGCCGTCATGGGCCAGCGGGGCCTAACGCAGTGCAGAAGGAGCACGACGATGGCAACGCCGAGCAGAGAGCAGGCAATCGAGGACCTCCGCCGGGAGCGGATGGGGCTGGAGAGCCGGATCGCCGCAATCGACGCGATGATCGGGTGCTGGACCAGATACCCGGACTCCTACCGGCCGAATCTGCGCGAGGACCTCTGCGCCGCCGGGCTGGACCCGGACGCGGGGGAGGGCCACGGCCAGCCATACCTGGGTACCCAGAGCGCGTAGCCGTCCACCCCGCCGGAGCACGCGCCGTTCGACTCGGCGCCGGGGCCTCACCACGCAGTCAAGGAGCACGCCATGCCATCGTCCGACTCGCTCGATTCGTTCCGCACCACCACCTACCGACGGGCCAACGGCAGCCAGGCCACGGCGGCGGAGCACAAGCGCCACCGCCGGGCGTCGTTCCCCTCGTCCGACTACGGGGACCGGAGGAGCACGCCGCGCGGTCGGGGCGGCCCCGTCGTCATCCCCGGCGCCGCGTGCGCGACGGTGGACGCGCTGTGAGCCCCGACGGGCAGGCGTAGACACAGCGGCCACTCGCGGGAGAGCCGACGATCTCCCGCTACCAGCGCAGCGCCGGGTACGCTCCGGCATCGGAGGAGTCATGCACCCTAGCGGCACCGCAGTCGGACGCACCGTTCACTATTACCCCGAGACACCAGCTCACCTCAACGGGGGGCCGCTCGCTCCACCTCGGGCCGCCATCATCACGGGCGTCATTGGCCTGATGGCGGGTGGCGCCATCGAATCGCCAGTGCGGGATTTCGGTTTCGGGGGCAAGGTCTACCTGACCGTGTTCGAGCCCCTCTCGGCGGGCGAGTCCGAGTCCTATCGGTGCTGGGCCGCCTACTCGGCGGAGCCGGCGGCGGGGTGCTGGTCCTTCCCTCCGCGCGTCTAGGCACCCCCGCCCCGAGCCGCATCGGGGGCAGTACGCCGGGGTAGCTCAGCAGGTAGAGCACCCGCCCTGTAAGCGGGGTGTCGCGGGTTCGAGTCCCGCACCCGGCTTTGACAGTACATCGCCCGGTGGCGCGGGCATTGGAGAACGAGCGATGGACAGCGCTGCCAAACACACGCCGGGGCCGTGGACCATTGAGCACCCATCGGACGTGACCACGCAAATCTATGCCTACAA